CGTCCGACCTCTACCACCCCGGCAGCGCCTCGAAGGTGGCCACGGCCCGCGTGGTCTACGCCATCAGCGCCGCCGGCGGCCTTCAGGTGGACCGCAAAGTCACCTGGCTGACCGCGGGCAGCTACTACAGCCCCTATATGGTGATGTGGCCTACCACGCTCCAGCGCGTGTCCTGGGTGGGCGCAGACCAGGACTGGACCGCCAATAAGAACCTGGACAAAGACCCCGCCGGCCAGCTGGGCAAGGTGCCCTATCAGCTGTGCTACGCGTGGAACACCGGCGGCAACTACGTCGCCGTGTGTGACGCCTCGCTCGAAGCTTTCCGCGGTTTCCAGTGGGCGGCCACGGCGCGCGGCTACTACGAAGACCGCAGCGCCGATTTGAAGAAGCTCTACATCACCCCGCTGGCCGACGGCGTGCGCCGCACCTTCGCCGCCGGCGACGTGCTGCACGCCTCCAGTACCTACGCCGCCGGCCGCGTGGCGAACCCCGAAACCACCTTCAAGCGATAGGACCACCATGAAGCTCGCCAACCTCGCCCACGTGCTGCGCGCCGCAGGCATCACCGTGGTGGAAACCGCCGGCTGGGCCACGCGCGGCTACGACGGCCAGGACTTGACCGAAACCGCCGGTGTCCTCTGGCACCACACGGCCACCCCGCGCGAGCGGTACGCCATGGATTCGGCCCCGACGCTGGGCCTGTGCATCGGCGGCCGGCCCGACCTCGCCGGCCCGTTGTGCAATATCGTGCTGGGCCGCAACGGCGTCGCGTACCTGGTGGCCGCCGGCGTGGCGAACCACGCCGGCGCCGGCAGCGCCCCCGGCATCCCCGATGACCTGGGCAACCACTACCTGATCGGGATTGAGATGGAGTCTTCCGGCGTCGCGCCGTGGGACTGGACCGCCGCGCAGCTGGCCGCAGCGCCCCGGCTGGGCGCCGCGCTGGAGCGCCACTACCTGAACCACCTTCCCCCGGAAATGCGCCTACAGCTGGGGCACCTGGAGTATTCCAGCCAAGGGAAGATCGACCCCGCCGGATGGCCCGGCGGCATGGACGGCCTCCGCGTCGCCATCAACACCGAACTGAACAACGAAGGGACCACCACTGTGGCACTGAACGACGAAGACCTCAATCGGATATTCGGCAAGAAATTCGACCGTAAAGGCGGCATGACCGGCGAAGCCACGCTGGGCGGCGTCGTGGCGTACATCGATTCCAACATGGGCCGGATCATCAACGCGCAGGCCTCGCACAACGCGCAGGTGAAAGCCCTGGTGGGCGCCGTGGCCGCGCTCTCCAAGGGCGAAGCCTTCGACGAAGCCAAGCTGCTGGCCGGCGTGGAAGAGGCCGCCGCGGCCGGCGTCTCCGCTGCCCTGGACAGCCTGAAGGTGACTGTGGAGGTGCCCGGCAATGAGTAAGCAGCTGAAGCCCACCCCGAAGATGCAGGCCGCCGGCGCGACCGGCGCCGCCGTCATCGTGCTGGTCTGGGTGGCCGGCCTCTTCGGCCTGGAGGTGCCCGGGTACGTGGCGACGGCGGTAGGTGTGTTGCTGACCTGGGCGGCCGGCTACTTCAAGAGCGACGGCCGGCATGCCGCCCCCTGAGACAGCCGACATAACGATAGGCGAGCTGGGCCGCACCATGGCCCGCATGGAAGGCACCCTGACCAGCGTCGCCGAGAAGATCGAAAAGCGGCCGACCTGGGAAGACCTCAACCGCATCGAAGCCAACAGGGACGGCACCGAGCTAATCCAGAATGAAGCCATCAAGGCGCTACAGGACAACAATAAGTGGCTGGTGCGAACGGCCGGCGCGGCCCTTGTTACCGGCGTGCTGTCCGCGCCGATTGCCATTGCCGTGGCGGTAGCTACCCGCTAAATACCACGGTGGCCACGGCCAGCCCCTTATGGCGCCGCGCTGGGATTCGGACGGCGCCGGCTTCGAGCCGGCGCCGTTTTCCCGGTTCCCCGAACAGCGCGCCCACACTGACGCCGAGTATTGCCGCAGCGGCCGCTAGCTCGTCGGCGAACCATGGCCGCTCCCCCGATAGTTTCCGGCTGATGGCGGCCTGGGTTAGCCCCATCCGTTCCGCCATGGCCGCTTGCGTTATGCCGGCGTCGTGCATCAAGGTGCTGACCCGCTGGCCGATCTCCATATCTGCGTTCATAACGCCATGGTATGACATGGCGCGCCGAAAAAACCTTGCATTCAAAAGTCGAGTACAGCCGGGCGCCAAAGCAAGTAGTGGCGGCGCCCGTCACTTCGGCGCGCCGTGAATGGCGCGCTATGTCGCTGCGGTATATGCTCACCCGTATGACACTCCGACAAACCGCCGAAGCCCTGGCCACCGTAGACCCCCGCGTGAACGCCAAAGACGCCGCCGCGCTGTTGGGCGTAAGCCTCCGCACCCTGGACCGCTACCAGGCCGCCGGCATCCTGACGCCGACCCCCACGCCCCGAGCCCCGCGCATGTTCCGCGTCGCCGACATAGCCCCGCTGCGCGGCGCCAAATGAGCATCGAATCCATGGCTGTGGTGCTGCACCACAGCAAGGCCGGCGGTTCCGAAAAGCTGGTGCTGCTGGGCATTGCCAACCATGACGGTGACGGCGGCGCGTGGCCATCCATTGCCACTCTCGCCCGCTATGCCAACGTCGAACCCCGTTCCGTGAAGAAACTCATCACCAAGCTGGTGGAGCGCGGCGAAATCAGCAAGGCCATCCAGGCCGGCGGCACCCGCGCCATGCCCGACTACACGCGGCCGAACCTGTACCACATCAAGGTGGTATGCCCGCCCGAGTGTGACCGCTCCGCGCAGCATCGCATGAACCGCGCTAACCCGGTGTCCCACGGGGCACCCGGTGTCCCCCAGGACACCCCCCCCGGTGTCCCCCAGGACACCCCCCCGGTGTCCCACAGGACACCCCAACCATCACTTAACCATCCTAAGAACTCTGAAAAATCCAGTTTTGGTAGTACCTCACCTACGGGCACCGGTTCCATTTGCTGGAATTGCACCGGCCCCGCGGCCGGTAAGGGCCGCTACTGCACAGGCTGCGCGTCGCGCGGATTCAACAGTCCCATCATCGGATGCGCCGATGCCGAATGCGGCATGACGGCCCGCCGCAGCTTCCCCGGCCAGCAGCACTTCGACTGCGGCGGCCACTGATGGCCGAAAAGATCACCTTGAAGCCGCGCTACGCGTCGCCGGTGCAGACCATCGCCGGTGCCTACCTGATGCACGAACGCTTCGGCGTCGCCACTCCAGTAAGTGGTGACGGCAACGCCATCTTGCGCGCATATCCCGACCTCTTGGCCCGCATGGAAGGCGCCGAAAATGACTAAATCAGCCATAGACATAGCCGAAGCTCGAGTGCGCGAGGCCGAACGCGTGGCCGACGCCTATGCCACGGCGCTGGCCCCAATACTGGCCCGCTACCTCGCCGACCCCGACGCCACGGTAGGGCCGGTGAACGTCGCGCTGGGGCAGCTGGGCAAGGCGCGCCGCGACCTGAACCAAGCCCGCGTGGCACTCCGCAACGTGACCAACTTCCGAAGGAATGCAGCATGAACACCATGATGAACTGGGCGCCGAACCATGACGAGCGCAGCCGCAACTATCCGGCCCGCGCGCTGATGGCCGGCGCCGCACCGCGCATCAACGCCGAATGGCCGGCCGGCCCGGTCCTGAATCAGGGCACCGACGGGGCATGCGTCGGGTACGCCTTCGGCGCCGCCACCATCGGGCTACGCCGCGTCCTGACCACCCCGGCGGCCGAAGCCGGCATGGCCGAACGCATCTACACCATTGCCAAGACCCTGGACGAGCGCCCCGGCGAAGACTACACCGGAACGTCGGTGCTGGCCGGAGCCAAAGCGGTACAGGCCATGGACATGGCCCCGGCGTACCGCTGGTGCTTCGGCGTCGCCGACGTCGTGGACGCTATCTGCAACCTGGGCCCCGTCGTGCTGGGCCTGTACTGGACCGAAGGCATGCGCGACGTCAAGGCCGACGGCGTGATGGCCTTCACCGGCCGCGACATAGGCGGCCACGCCACCACGGCCGTGGGCTACTACCCGGCCGTCGCCGTGCTGGGCGGCCAGCCCGGCATCCTGCTGAAGAACAGCTGGGGCACATCCTGGGGCCGCAACGGCTACGGCTGGCTGGCTACCACCGACCTAATCAGCCTCTTGCAGAAGCAAGGCGAAGCCCTGGTGCTGACCGACGCATGAGCGCCACGCCCGAACTCTGGACCCCGGCCGACGTCGCCGCCTTCGCCAAGATCACCGTGCATCAGGTAGCCCACCTTCGCCGCAGCGCCGCCGGCCCGCCGTTCATCAAGGTCGGCCGTCACACCCGCTACATCCCCGGCGCCGTCACCCGATGGGCCGCCGACCTCCAGCAAAACACCACCCCGAAGGAAACCACGAAATGACCCCCGAAGACCTCTTCCAGCTGGCCATTCAGCTGCTCACCTACGCTTCAATCGCCATCGTGGCACACCTGGGCGGCCGCAGCGCCGCCGAGCGCAAGCACGCCCGCCTGAACGCCGCAAAAGTCGAATGTGTGGAATGCCCCCACGAAACCGGCCCGCGGCCTCTGAGCGCGGCCATGGCGGCCGCTGCCGGCCACTCTGAGGCGACGGGGCACCGTTGCATGGTGGTGAAGGCCGCGTGAAGCGCTACTGGGCAGAGCTGATCCGCTGGAGCCGCCAGCGCGCCGTGCGCTGCACCGAATGCGGCCACCTGGGCC